ACCTGTATATATTGAAGGCAGACTTCAAACGCGCAAATGGCAAGACAAAGAAGGCGCAGACCGATATACAACTGAAATCGTAGCAGATCAAATGCAAATGTTAGGCAGCAAGGAAGAGGCTCGTGAAGCACCTAAAGCGCCAGCTGAAACACAAGCGCCTAAAGACTTTGACGATATGAAAGACGACATTCCGTTCTAGTATGCAAGATGATTTTGACAGAGCCAGCGATTTAGAACAAACGGTGCGTGACTTTGCAATTGAACGTGTCAGGTCACAATCTAGAATATTTGAACCGACTGGCTTTTGTCTTAATTGTCGTGAACCCATATCAAAATCAAAACGATTCTGCGATATAGACTGTCGAGATGATTTTCAAAAAAGAACATGATTAGAATTGCTGAACTTAAAGATATTCCATATATTGTTTCATTGTCTAAAAAAGAATCTTTATCTTTAGGCTTTATTCCAAAATCTGCTTATGAGGCCGCAATAACAGGAATTAAAACAGGAAAAAGATGGAGTAATGTTTGCAATGATAAATTATTTGTATGTGAGGAAAATTCTGAACTTGTAGGATTTGTATTGTTTTCTTATGGAAAAATAGCAAAATGTAATCAAATATGTATTCAAGAGGATGCTAGACTTATTTCACGAGGAAAAGCTCTATTAAGCGCAGCAATTTCACATGGAAATTTAAGAGGAATTGAGGATTTTGGTTGTGGATGCGCAGACGATTTGCCTAGTAATTTTTTTTGGAGTCAAATGGGATGGACTAAGGCTGGCGAAAGACAAGGTATAAGTTATAAAAATACATGGAAACAAACAAGTCAAAGAAAAGTAAATTTATACAGATATCAAACCAACAGTTTATTTATTAACGATTTTGGATTAATTTTACCTAAAGAGGAAGTTGTATTTGCTATATGAGAAACGAATATCAAACGCGCACAATAAGATTAGTAAGCCTTACACAACAAGAAACAGCTGTCAACGCATTAAAGAACGCACCAATAGATCAAGAACATCCAATAGAAATAGTTATACGCGAGGAACGTAAAACTAGGTCAGCAGACGCTAACGCTAGAATGTGGGCTGGGCCTTTACGCGATATATCTGAACAAGCGTGGGTTCATGGCAGACAATACACGCCATTAGTTTGGCACGAATATTTTAAAGAACAGTTTTTACCTGAATTTCATGATGAGCAAATAACCAAAGAAGGCTATCGTAAATACGATGAAACGCCAAATGGTAAAAAGATATTGATCGGCTCTACATCTAAACTTACTAAAAAAGGCTTTAGCGAATACTTAATGCAAATAGAAGCTTATGGCGCAGAACTTGGAGTAATGTTCCATGAAATCGACCATACGACCTAAAAAGTGTAGAATATGTAAAGCATACTTTACACCTCAAAAACCGCTTCAGCTAGTGTGCCAATGGAAGTGCGCAGTTGAATTTGCAAACAATCAAAAAATTAAAAAGATTAAAAAAGAAGTTAAAGAAGCAAAGTTAAAACTTAAAAGCCGTTCAGATTGGTTAAAAGACACACAAGTAGTTTTTAATAAATATATTAGATTAAGGGATCAAGATGACGGTTGTATTAGTTGTGGGTCAAAAAGTGCCAGCGCATATCATGCAGGCCATTACCGAAGCATTGGAAGTGCAGGACACTTACGATTTAACGAGCAGAACTGCCACAGACAGTGCGCTGCCTGTAACACCCATTTATCTGGTAACCTCATCCGATACAGACTCGGACTTATTAGAAAAATTGGAATATTCGCTGTTGAAGCACTCGAGTCTAATAACGACACAATAAAACTTACAATAGATGAAATAAAGATTCTCAAGAGTCATTTTTCTGCTAAAATAAAAGCTCACGAGTCTAAATAGATTGTGAAAATTTAGCTAAATTTAAGATTAAAAAGGAATTATTATGGGTAAAATGGATGCAGAGAAATATACACCAGGCGCATCAGGTGAGAAAATGCCTAAAGGCGTTTTAGCTTCTGACACTACAGGTGAAAGAAAAGGATCAGTAAAAGGCGGCGTTGGTATGGGTAAAATGGATGCTGTTGGCGCTGATAAACTTTTCAAAGGTGGAAGTTCTGAAAAAGTATGTTATGAACATAAAAGAGCTTCATACGCTAAAGAAGACAAATCACAAATGTAATTAAACGAAAACCCAAGTAGCCTTAGCTTCTACTTGGGATTTTCTAACCACGTAATAATGGAGGTTTATTAAATGGCTAATTCAAATTCTACCGATAGTTGCATAGCTTGTAAATTTTTTATTACAGGCGGACAACTTGGTTCCTGTCACAGATACCCTAGATCACTAAATAAATCACCTAGCGATTGGTGCGGTGAGTTTATTTTTGCTAACGTAGCAAGAACTAAAGACGAAATAATTTCTGAACCTATTATTAAAGACAATTTGTTAGGATTCACTAATGATCCTAAAGAATTAGCAAAATCATTCCAAAAAAGGATCAAGAAATGATAATCAAACCATTTGGCGATAAAATCCTAGTCAAACCTATTGAACGTGAAAAGTCTATTATTCCTGGCTTTGTAATGAATGAGGAATACAATACAGGCGAAGTTGTAGCAGTTGGCCCTGGAAAAAAGATCAGAAACGACAAGTATGATATTATGCCTGTAGCTGTTGGTGACCGTATCAGATTTGGCGTTATGGGTAAAGACGAATATTTAAAGTTTCAGCCTGTGATGCACAATAATGAAAAGCACCTTCTTATGTCTTGGCAAGACGTATGTTTTATTGAGGAAAAGGAGTAAAATATGCCTTTAAAGAAATCAACAAGTAAAAAAGCTATGTCAGCTAATATCAAAACAGAGATAGCAGCTGGAAAGCCACAAAAGCAATCAGTCGCTATTGCTTATGCAGTAAAACGTGAAGCACAAAAGAAAAAGAAATAATATAAACTAACCAAGGAGTAAATCATGGCCATTAAGTTGGAGCTTGAAATCAAAGAAGCAGAATTAGTCGTAGCAGGTCTTTATAAACTACCTATGGAACACGCTGAACCTATTGTCGCAAAGATTAAAGGTCAAGCCATTCCACAAATAGCAGCCGAGCAAGAAGCGGCCAAAGCTAAAGAGGAAGTTAAAACAGACGAGTCTACGCCAAATGCAGATTGAAAAACGTCTATTAACGGATTTAATTCCGTATATTAACAATTCCAGGAAACATTCTGACGACCAAGTAAGTCAAATAGCCGCCTCTATTAAAGAGTTTGGCTGGACTAATCCTATATTGGTTGATGGTGAAAACGGTATTATTGCAGGCCATGGTCGTATTATGGCAGCAAAGAAACTAGGAATGACCGAAGTTCCTGTAATTGAATTAGCACACCTATCCAAAGAGCAACGTAAGGCTTTAATTATTGCCGACAATAAACTAGCTTTAAACTCCGATTGGGATACAAACCTATTGGCTATTGAGTTAAAAGACTTACAAGATTTAGGCTTTGACTTAAATTTAACAGGGTTTGATGGAATGGAACTAGCTAATCTATTACAGCCTGAACAAGTAGATGGTTTAACAGACGAAAACGAAATCCCACCTGTGCCTGAAGAGCCTAAAACTAAATTAGGTGATATATATCAGCTAGGTGATCACAGACTTATGTGTGGCGACTCAACTAGTATTGATGCAGTTGAAAAGCTAACTGACGGCCTAGTCGACATTCTAGTTACCGACCCACCTTATAACGTAGATTACACAGGTAAAACTAAAGACGCGTTAAAGATACAAAACGACTCTATGGATGACAGCACCTTTAGACAATTCTTACGAGACGCTTTTGTTGCTGCCGATATCGTTATGAAACCTGGCGCGGTATTTTATATATGGCACGCAGATTCAGAAGGATATAACTTTAGAGGCGCTTGTAAAGATGCAGGCTGGCAAGTTCGTCAATGCTTAATATGGCAAAAAGATACTATGGTTATGGGTAGACAAGACTATCATTGGAAACATGAGCCTTGTTTATACGGCTGGAAAGACGGCGCGGCTCATTTATGGGCTACGGATAGAAAACAAACCACTTTAATACTATGCAAACGACCCACAAAGAACGATTTACATCCCACAATGAAACCTGTAGAGCTTATGGAGTATCAAATACTAAATAACACTAAAGGCATGGATATTGTATTAGACCTATTCGGTGGTTCAGGATCAACTTTAATGGCTTGTGAAAAGATAGGCCGTAAAGCAAGACTTATGGAGTTAGACCCTAAATATTGTGACGTTATCGTTAAGCGTTGGGAAGACTTTACAGGTAGAAAGGCTGAACTTGTAAGTGTTTGATTTAGCACGTCTAATTTTTAACACTTTTGGTCAATAAAAAGATGCTAGAGCACGTTCCAACAGATAAGACAAGAGAGCAAGTATTAAGCGCTTCAGGACTAGGTTTGCCTCAAGTTCAAATAGCCGCATTACTTGGTATTTCTGATGTCACATTACGCAAACACTATGAAAAAGAGTTGGCTGTGGGTAAAGCTACGGCGTCTGCTCAAATAGCCAAATCTTTATACAATAAAGCTGTTGCAGGCGACACTACCGCAGCTATTTGGTGGACTAAAGCACAAATGGGCTGGGGAGAGACCAATACAACTAAAGTAGGCAATATTGACGGCACTCCATTAGAGGGCATTCAAGTTACCTTTGTAAAACCAGGCGATGGATCAACAACTTAAGGAAGCGCTAGGAAGCGCACAATTTCCTGAAAAGCTATCTTGCCTATTTGAGCCTAAAAGTTCACGTTATCGTGTTCTTTATGGTGGTCGAGGTGGTGCAAAGTCCTGGGGAGTAGCAAGAGCCTTACTTCTTTTAGGCGCTAAAGACGTCAAACGTATATTATGTGCGCGAGAGTTTATGACATCCATGAAAGACTCGGTGCATAAGCTACTATCCGACCAAATTGACGCGCTTGGCCTATCCTTTTTCTATGAAATTACACAGAACGCTATTAGAGGCAGAAACGGCACAGAGTTTGCCTTTGTAGGCCTAAAGAACAATATTGCGAATGTTAAGTCATTTGAGGGTATAGACATTTGCTGGGTAGAGGAAGCGCAAACCGTATCAAAAACCAGCTGGAATGTGCTTATACCAACTATCCGTAAAGAAGAGTCTGAAATATGGATAACATTTAATCCTGAACTAGAAACCGACGAAACATATCAAAGGTTTGTGGTAAACCCACCTGAAGATGCTGTCGTTCAAAAGATTAATTGGTCTGATAATCCTTGGTTTCCTGAAACGCTACGGCTAGAAAAAGACGCGCTTCAAAATCGAGACATTCAGGCCTATAACAACGTGTGGGAGGGTTTGTGCCGCTTAACTGTTGACGGCGCTATATTTGCCAATGAAATGAATATGGCCGAGCTACAAGGCAGAATAACTAGAGTGCCTTATGACGCTACCAAGCCTGTCCACGCAGTATTCGATTTAGGCTGGGCTGATCACACAGCTATATGGTTTGTGCAATTTATAGGCATGGAAACACGTCTAATTAAATATTTGCAGGATACGCAAAAAACCATGAGCCATTATTTGCAGGAAATGCAAAAACTAGGCTATTTTTACGATACAATACATTTACCACACGACGCTGAAAGCAAAAATATAGCGTCTAATGGTCGTTCTATTGATGACATAGTAAGAGCAGCAGGCTTTAAAACTAATATACTTCCTAGAGTTCCTGTAGTCGATTCTATAAACGCAGCACGAACCATATTTAGTTCTTGCTATTTTGATAGAGAAAATTGCGCAGATGGGTTACAATGCTTACGTCATTATAGATACGAAGTCGACCCTGATTCAGGTCAATTTAGCCGTAATCCACTCCATGACGTATATTCTCATGGTGCTGACGCATTCCGTTATATTGGTTTGATGATTAGTGACAAAAAAGAACGTAAAACTCAAAAATTAACAATTACGCCTGGCGCAAGCTGGATGGGATAACTTATGGCAGAAGACAGCATACAATCAGTTGACGGCGATCCACGAATAGCGGATGCAATAAAATTCTTACAATTTGCTAATGAAGCTGATCAGATGAATAGATCAGAGGCTTTAGAGGATTTAAAGTTTGCAGCAGGTGACCAATGGCCTGTTGAAATACAAAACTCTAGAGTGCTTGAAGCTAGACCCTGTCTTACCGTAAATAAAGTTGACGCATATTGCCGTCAATTAGCTAACCAAATGCGCCAACAAAGACCACGCATTAAAGTGCATGGTATGAATACAGAATCAGACGCTAGAATGGCAGAAATTATCCAAGGTATCTGCCGCCACGTTGAAACACAATCAGACGCAGACGCAGCTTATGACAAAGCTGGTGATTTTGCCGTTAGAATGGGTTGGGGATATTTCCGCGTTACTACCGATTACGTTAATGATGACTCGTTTGACCAAGAAATCTATATTAGAGCTATCGACAATCCTTTTACTGTTTACTTTGACCCTAATTCAGTATTGCCTGACGGTTCAGACGCAGAAACAGTCCTAATCACTACAGTTATATCTAAAGCCAATTTTAAGAAAATGTATCCTAATGCCGAAACCGAGCAAGGTTTCACAATGCGAGGCACAGGCGACACTAATCCTGAATGGGTTATGAAGGAGGATATTAGGCTAGCTGAATACTTCTATACAGAGCGCAAAGCCATTAAAGTTCATTTATTATCAGACGGCACAAGTGTTAAGTCTGATGAATTACCTCCTCAAGAAACATTAGACGCAGCAGGCATTACAATCGTTGAAACTCGTAATTCTTTTGAGAAAAAGATTAAATGGTGCAAGCTAACCTCAATGGAAGTTTTAGAGGAAGGCGAGTGGGCAGGTAAATATATTCCTATCGTTCCTGTTTATGGACAAGAAACCGTAGTTGAGAACAAAAAGAAAAAATTTGGTATTGTTAGAATGGCCAAAGACCCACAAAGAATGTATAACTTTTGGCAAACTTCACTTACCGAGTCAGTTGCATTAGCACCTAAAGCTAAATGGCTATTGGCTGAAGGACAAGATGAAGGTCATGAGAATGAATGGGCTATGGCTAATATTAAATCTATGCCTGTTCTACGCTATAAACAAACAGACATTGACGGCAAGCCAGCGCCAGCACCACAAAGATTACAACCTGAACCACCACCAGCAGGTATT